CAGGCGTACATGAAACGCTGGCTCAATGACCCCGACAACAGATTTTTCAGAACGAGACCTGGACAAGTATGAATAACTACATTGCAGTCTGCACCCCAGCCCGTGACATGGTTCACGCTAATTTCACCTACTGCCTGGTGAATATGGTTTGCTACCACACGCTGAACACGACAGATGCAGTGTCTCTCAAGATCATGCAGGGTACTCTGATCCAAAATCAGCGTGCTGACCTGGCGCTGGATGCGATGCGTGAAGGCTGCACGCATATCCTGTTTATCGACTCAGATATGACGTTCCCGCAGGACATGGTCGAGCGCCTAATCAAGCACGACCTGGACATCGTGGCGACCAACTGCGCACGCCGACGCATACCTACCGGACCGACTGCCCAGAAGTATGGCCCTGATGGAGAGCGCGAACTGGTCTACACCATGCCAGAGTCAACCGGCATTGAGGAAGTCGGCAGCATCGGAATGGGCGTGATGCTCATCAAGCGCAACGTCTTTGAGAAGCTGACAGAACCCTGGTTCGAGACTCCCTGGCGTACCGACAAGCGCGGCTATATCGGAGAGGACATCTTCTTCTGCCGAAAGGCGCAGGACGCAGGGTATAAAATCTACATAGACCACGACGTGAGTAAAGAGATCGGCCATATCGGGACGTTTGAGTTCAAGCACGATCACACCTGGATGATGCGCGACATCGAGAAGGAAAAGGCAGAGCATGGCACTTAGCACCTACGCTGAACTGAAAGCCTCGGTGGCCGATTGGCTCAACCGTAGCGATCTCACGTCTGCCATTACCGACTTTGTTTCTCTCGCTGAGTCCCAGATGGAGCGCGATCTGCGCACCAGGCAGATGATTGTCAGGGCTAACGCCACCGTCAACACCGAGTACAGCGCACTGCCTGATGACTACCTAGAGGCTAAATCGTTCAAGCTGACCGGAACAAACCCCATCACTCCCCTGGTATTCCAAAGCATCAACGCGCTGGATGACTTGCAAGTCAGCTATAGCGCCAGCGGCCAGCCGAAGTATTTTTGCGTGATTGGTGGACAGATCCGCGTCCTACCGACGCCAGACACTTCCTACGTTTCTGAGTTGATCTACTACGCGAAACTCACCAAGCTGTCCACGTCGAACACGACCAACTGGCTGCTGACCATGTCTCCCGACGTTTACCTTTATGGTTCGCTGCTCCAGGCCGCGCCGTACCTACAAGATGATGCGAGAATCCAGGTATGGGCTGGGTTGTATCAGAAGGGCATCGACGCACTCAACCTGGCTGATGAGCGCGGCTCCATGACGGGCGGCGCTTTGATGGCAAGAGCAAGGACATTCGGATGATAGTTACCACGACAAAGGGTGAGATGGATGACTCGCTGCTGGAAAAGCGTGAGGGATCTGATGAGACCGACAACGAAACAATTTCGTTCATCGAGTACTGGTTAAATGGTGAAATGGTGCATCGGTCTGTCCATGTTGTGCTGAAGCGCAATGTGTTCAGCGAGGGCATAACTCAAATGATTGGATAAGACATGGCAAACACGCAGGCAATGTGTACATCGTTCAAGGTTGACTTGCTCAACGCCGTACACGCATTTAACGGGACCGGAGTGCCTGCGCACACTGCATCCACCGCCGACACGTTCAAGGCGGCTATATTTACTACAGCAGGCAGCCTGGGAGCCTCCACGACGGCCTACAGCGCCACCAATGAGGTGTCTGGAACTGGCTATACCGCCGGTGGCGTAACGGTCACCTTTGGCACTGCACCATCATCGACAAGCACCACGGCGTTCATCACGCCCAGCGCGTCCATTACTTTCAGCAGCGTTACGCTGGCTACAGCGTTTGACGCGGTCCTAATCTACAACTCAACTCAGAGCAACAAGGCGGTTAGCGTCCACACATTTGGATCGCAGACTGTAACTGCCGGTACGTTCACTCTGACCATGCCGACCAACGACTCCAGCACCGGCCTGATCCGGCTGGCGTAACGAAGGAGCAGCGCCGTGGCTGCGTATGGTACAGGCTACTACGGCAAAGGAGCCTATGGAATAGGCAATGTTGTCATCTCTGGCAATGCCTCTACGCTTGCCATCGGGACGCTACTTGCCAGTAGATCTATCCAGGAAGATGGGACGATTGGAACCGGCAATGTCGGCACTGTAGGCATAACGTACTCAGTCGCCATCACAGGCAATGCATCCACAGCATCAATAGGAACTGTCAGAGCAGCACCAATTGCCAGCGGCAATAGCAGCACTGGCGCTGTAGGAACTATGACCGGCGAGGTCATATCGTTCCAGGCCGTGACCGGAGTCAGCGGAACGGGATCAGTTGGAACTGTAAAAAATGTCACATCCATTGCGATAATAGGTAACAGTGCAACCGTTTCAGTTGGGACAATCTTGGGATTCGGGTGGGGCGCGATAGCGAACACGTCCGAGACTTGGACGCCGGTATCTGACACAAGTGAAACATGGACAGATATCTCCGATAATTCAACAACGTGGCAAGTGGCCGCATAGAGGTAAATCATGGCAGATACGACAACGACCAACCTACTCCTTACCAAACCAGAGGTAGGAGCAAGCACCGACACCTGGGGGACAAAGATCAATTCCGATCTAGACTCAGTGGACGCGGTATTTGCTGCTGCTGGAACCGGAACCAGCGTAGGTCTCAATATCGGTTCTGGGAAAGTGCTAAAACTTAATGGAGGCCAACTCCAAAATAGTTCCGGAAATCAAATATTGAAGGAAACCGGTTCAATTTTGCAAGTAGTGAGTACAACCAAAACAGACACTTTTTCTACTGGTTCATCGTCATTTGTAGATATTACGGGATTATCAGTTTCTATAACTCCCATATCTTCCTCTAATAAAATATTAGTAATAGTAAGTGTAACGGGGCAAGGTCAAGCTGGGACAAGTATTGCTACGTTTAGATTAGTTCGGGATTCAACGGTTATTGATGCAGGCGCGGCTGCTGGTTCCCGTTCTTTAGGATTTGCCGCAGCACTTCCTCCTGATGATAATACTTCAATAACCCAAGGAACAAATTTTTTAGATTCCCCATCTAGCACTAGTTCTGTCACATATAAAGTTCAAGTTAGGAGTAATGGAACGGCTTATGTCAATCGAACAACCTCCGATTCGGATCTCGCAAATATACTTAGAACAGCATCAACAATCACAGTCATGGAGATTGCAGCATGAACCACAATGCAATATATGCCATTTATCCGCAAGTTGTCACTATTGATGACACCGCTGGTGCAATGGACAAAGACGGCAACAAGGTAGAGATTGACCTTACCGTAGTTAATGCTTGGGTAGACCCTAACGCATACAAGCGTCAACGCGCTGCCGAGTACCCTTCCATTCCAGACCAGCTTGACTTGCTGTACCACGGCGGTATGGATGCATGGAAGACCGCCATCCAAGCCGTCAAAGACAAGTACCCGAAAGGCTAATCATGGAATTCCAGCCATTATTCAATTTCGTTGGTGGAGCGATACTGGTCGCTGTTGGCTGGTGGTGCAAGGAAATATGGAATTCTGTGAAGTCTCTAAAAGAAGACATCCAGGCAATTGAGGTTGACTTGCCAAAGAACTACGTTACCAAGAAAGACATTGAGAACCGGTTCGACAGGATCGACGCAACCCTAGAGCGATTATTTGACCGGCTTGATGCCAAGGTTGACAAGTGATTTCTTTGCTTGCATCAGCGGAAAGCCCGTGGCCTGGCACTGAGACAAAGACGGTTTTGGTTTGTCGTATCCCTAAGAAAGATGAGGACAAGAAGATGGGCGCTAACGAATTCACCGACAAAGATGGACGCATCTGCCGCTGGGTGGTTGTGAACAAGAAATGATTGATCCATTCACGGCATTTGCTATTGCCCAGGGCGCGGTGTCAGGCATAAAAAAGCAGTAGCCCTTGGTAAAGATATACACGGCCTCTACAAAGAATTCAGCAGTTTCTATCAAGCGGCAGACACGGTACACCTAGCAAGCAGCAAGGCCAGGATTGCAAGCATAGGAAAGACGAATGCACAGATCAGTTCTGAGGCTCTCCAGATCGCACTGGCGTCAAAGGCACTGAGAGAGCATGAAAAGGAACTGAAGGACATCCTCTTCTATAGTGGCAATGCTCCGGTCTGGGAAGAGATGATGGCAGAGCGCACCAGGATGATTAAGGAGCGCAACACGCTAGAGAGAGAAGAAGCGGAGCGCAAACAGAAGGACAAGGAAATGAAGGTGGCAATCATTATGAATACCTTGTGGCTAACTGGGGCTTCCGCTATTATTGTCCCATTGGTAAGTGTTGCATTTCACGTTATAACGAATAGGGGTTTTTAATGATTCCAATCATTGGTATGTTACTCAGCACACTGGCTCAAAACGGTCTAGGTCTGCTGTCCAGCGCCATCCAAGCAAAGGGCAAGGAAGTGGTCGAGAATACGCTAGGCGTGAAGATCCCTGATAACCCTACACCAGAAGACGTTGAGAAGCTGCGCGAGTTGCAGTTCCACCATGAAGAGCGCCTGATTGAATTGGGCATTGAAAAAGCCAAGTTGGAGATGGCTGAGTTGGAACTGCTGGCAAAGGCGGCTCAGAATGATGCCGACAACATCACAGATCGCTGGCAGGCAGACATGACTTCTGATTCATGGCTGTCCAAGAACATTCGCCCAATGGCCCTTATTGCCGTCTTCTGTGCTTTTTTCCTGTTCGCCATGATGTCAGCCTTTGGGTACAACGCAAATGAGTCCTATGTGACCTTGCTGGGGAATTGGGGACAGCTAATCATGGGAGCTTATTTTTGTGCAAGGACGATAGAAAAGCTGGCTGAGATGAGGAGCAACAAATGAGCCTAAGTCAAGAACAAGCAGCATTCCTGCTGGATATGTGCAAGCTGATTCAGTTTGCCACTAACAGCGGGTTTATGGTCACTGGTGGTGAGTTGGCCCGTACTCCAGAGCAGCAGGCCATCTACGTCAAGACTGGCCGGTCTAAGACCATGAACTCTATCCACCTCAAGCGTTGCGCGATGGACTTGAACTTCTTCAAGGATGGGAAAATTATCTGGGACAAATCTATTCTTGCTCCGATTGGTGCGTATTGGGAAACGCTACACCAGAAAAATCGCTGGGGCGGCAACTTCAGATCTCTGGTGGACTGCCCACACTTTGAACGAAACGTATGAGCGACTACAGCGGCCAGATCACAACGCCAGCGCAGCCGAACATCGGCAACCCTGGCGATAAATATGACCGCCTGTACTTTAGCCAAACATTCAGCAATATCGGGAACTACGCCAGCCGCGTCACAAACGCTCTGGCAGCGTTATTTGGACCGCGTGGGGGTAAGTACATCAACGCGCCATATGGAGCGTTCCAGGACACCACAGACCAGGTCGCGGCTAACACCACAACAGCATACGCCATCACGTTTGACACAACCGACTTCAACAACGGCGTCACTCTCTCAAACTCATCCAGGCTGAATGTATCGCAGTCGGGTATATACAACTTGCAATTCAGCATTCAATTCAAAAACACCACCAACGACGGCCAAGATGTGGATGTATGGTTTCGCAAGAACGGCACAAACATCGACAATTCAAACAGCAGATTTCATCCTCCAGCAAGAAAATCAGCGGGTGATCCATCTCATTTAATTGCCGCGCTTAACTTCTTTGTTAATCTCAACGCAAACGACTATGTAGAGATTATGTGGAGAACTACTAATGTTGGCGTCAGCATTGAGCACTTTGCAGCCAGCACTTCTCCGACCAGGCCAGCAGTACCGTCTGCCATCGTTACACTGTCGTTTGTCTCCAACCTATCGGTGTAATCATGGCACTCATTCCCCTCAAGATTCCCCCAGGCGTCTACCGCAACGGCACTGAGTACCAGGCAGTTGGCCGCTGGTACGATTCCAACCTGGTGCGCTGGTTTGAGAATACCCTGCGACCCATTGGCGGGTGGAGGAAGAAATCCACGTCTGCCATGACGGGACTATGCAGAGGGCTAATTGCCTGGCGGGATAACAGTGCAAACCGTTATGCGGCTGCTGGTACTCAGTCAAAGCTGTACGCGATGAATTCTCTTGGTGTAGTCAAGGACATCACGCCATCAGGATTGACCGCTGGATCGGCTAATGCCACTGGCACAGCCGGTTACGGGTACTCACTCTATGGCAATTCAACCTATGGAACTGCGCGTGCTGATACCGGATTAGTTCCAGCTACAACCTGGAGTCTGGACACTTGGGGAGAGTATCTAGTCGGATGCAGCACTACAGACGGCAAGCTGTACGAGTGGCAGCTAGGTTTCACGACTCCAACGCTTGCTGCCGTTATCACCAACGCACCAACAAGCTGCGCGGCGTTGATGGTCACCAGCGAGCGCATCATGTTTGCTTTAGGCGCATCGGGTAACCCGCGCCTGGTGAAGTGGTCAGACCAGGAGAACAATACGACCTGGACGGCTGCAGCCACCAATCAGGCTGGTGATTTTGAGATTGCAACAGTTGGCGCTTTGAAGTGCGGAAAGCGCGTGCGAGGTGTCAATATCCTGTTTACAGACGTTGACGCGCACGTCGCCAGCTACATCGGTCTGCCCTACGTCTATTCTTTTGAGAAGGTGGGCAGCGGGTGCGGAGTCATATCAGCGCAGGCTGTAGCCGCCATCGACACGTCCGCTATGTGGATGAGCAAGTCAGGATTCTGGTCCTACGACGGGTTTGTTAAGCCTATGACGTGCGATGTTGGCGACTACATCTTCAACAATATCAACTATTCGCAGGCGTCCAAGGTCTACGCCGTCCACAATTCTGCCTATGGTGAGGTGACCTGGCTTTACCCATCTCTGTCATCAAATGAGAATGATTCTTATGTAACCTATAACTATCGTGAAGGAACCTGGTATTTCGGACTGATGGCGCGGACAGCGGGGACTGATAGCGGAGTATTTGTCAACCCGATGATGGTCAGCACCGACGGGTTCATCTACGACCACGAAGTCGGATACACATATGACTCTGTCTCACCCTACGCTCAGTCCGGACCGATTGAACTCGGGAACGGCGACAACGTGATGGCCGTCAGATCTGTCATCCCTGACGAGCAGAGCCTGGGTGAGGTTGCCATCTCATTTACGGCTAGGCTGTATCCAACATCGGCAGAGACAACTTACGGCCCATTCAGCGCTAAGGCGCCAACCGATGCCAGGTTCTCAGGCCGGTCAGTCAAGATGAAGGTGACCGGCAACATCCTGGACGATTGGCGAGTCGGAGTGATGCGGCTGGAGGCCACAACGGCAGGGAAGCGGTGATGGAGGATTTCTGGCGCTTGGCACAACACGTCCAAGCGGCTTTAGAATACTCCGAAGGAACCCACACTCTTGAAGATGTTGCGCAGGGTGTAGCGGAGAACAGATTCCAGTTTTGGCCTGGGGTCAATAGCGCAGTCATCACAGAGATCATTGTCTATCCGCGACTCAAGAATCTGCACTTTTTTCTTGCTGGCGGCGACCTAGATGAACTCAAGATTATGCGACCATACATCGAGTCTTGGGGAAAGCAGAATGGTTGCACGCGAGTTACCCTGGCTGGCCGTAAGGGCTGGGCAAGGACATTTTTAGCAGACGAGGGATATGCCCCTAAGTGGCACATTCTTAGCAAGGAGTTGTAGATGGCGACAAGAAACCGTTACGCTGAGATCATGGCGCAGTACGCGCAGTCTCAGCCGTTTTCGTTTACCGGTATCCCATCCTCATACTATGGCGGTCAATCAGGCTATAGCGGAGGCTTTGAGCCAACGCCGTACACGCCATATGTTGCACCAGTGAATCGTTACGCTGAACTGATGGCGCAGCCAGCTATGGCTATGGGTGGCGGTGGGCGCGGTACTCCAGAGGCTCCAAGCGCATGGTCGCAGATGACACCAGCGGAGCGTGCTGCTTACTATGCTCAAAACCCTATTGAGGGAAAGATTGCATTGAATATGCAGGATCTGTTTGGGAATGCCTCACTCATGGGCCTGGCGGCTAAATATTTTAGTCCTGATAACTATTATGACAGTAGGCTGGAGAAGATGGGAGTTAATCCAACCATAAGCGTTGACACTCAGAATGCGCTTGCTGGTGAGGCAATGCAAAGGGCATTGGACTCGCAGGCGCAATCTCAAGCCAATGCAGCAGCCGCACAGGCAAGCGCAGAGGCCGCTGCACAAGCAGCAGCACAGGGTGACACCAGCGACTACAGCCACGAGGGGGGCAGTGGTGGTGGTGGTGGCTACAGCGGAGCGCCAAGTGGTGGATCTGATGTTGGAAGAAGCGCACCTGGCTCTGCACATGATGGTGCAGGAGGCTACTCCCAAGGCGGTCATGTCTCTATGCAGCACTTGCAAGGCCCGAATCCAATGGGACCAGATGACGGCTACGGCGCTCTCAAGATGGGCGAGTACGTCATCAACGACAAAGCAGTAAAAAAATATGGTATCGAGTTGATGGATGCCATTAACTCGGGCAAGATTTCAAAGAGCAAGCTGCTTGGCTTGCTCGAAATGTAAGGAGAACGATATGTCTAAAGGCGGCGCATCTGGCAGCACAACCACAACCACAGCAATTGATCCTGATCTGAAGGCGGCTTATCTCCGCAACATAGGCCAGGCTCAAGGCGTAGCAGGCGCGTTGCCGGTACGGCAATTTGCGGGTTTCAACCCTCTGTATACGGCTGGCGAACAGCAAGTCACGAATGAGGCACTGACACCGTTCACTGGCGAGTCCATTCAGCAGTTTATGAACCCCTACGAGAATGAGGTGGTGCAACGTAGTTTGGCTGACGTAGGCGGCGCACTGGATATCCAGCGACTCAAGGATCGGCAGGCAGCAACTGCCGCCAAGGCATTTGGTGGATCGCGCCAGGCCGTGACAGAGTCACTCTCAAATGCAGCGGCAATGAAGCAGGCAGCAGACACTGCCGCGCAGTTGCGTGCATCTGGCTACGGTCAGGCTGCTCAGTTGGCTCAGTACGCCAAAGGAGCGAACATCTCTGGAGGTCAGGCTGTCATGGGCCTGGGCGGTGCGCGTCAGCAGTTGGAGCAGGCTCAGATGGACGCACTGCGCAACATCGGCCTGGAGAAGCTACAGATCGCCTCAGGTGGTCTCAGCACCCAGCTACCGAATCTCGGGATGACTCAGGTGCAGCCATATTTCCGGAACCAGACTGCTGGTGGACTTGGTGGTGCTGCTGCCGGTTACCAGTTAACCGGTGGTAGTCCTTACGGCGCTGCCATCGGTGGCCTGCTTGGATACTTTGGATAAGGAGAACAAGATGGCAACACTGTCAGATTTCTATTATGGTGACCCATACGCATTTAATCCATTAAGCCAGTACTACCTTGGCAGCGGAGTTGGAGCCACAAGGTTCAATCAGAACGCCCGTCCAACGACTAGGTTTATGTCGCGAGGGAAAGGTCCTGAGAGTTTGTATCTCAACAATATGGGAGTCTATGCTCCTGCCCAGATGGGAGACTTCACTCCTAGCGCGGGACTGATGGGTTATATGCAACCGCTATCGAATCAACCGAAAGACGTATTCCAAACTCCAAACCAGCGAGGGTTCCAACCTGGTGGATCAATGATGCCAACTGCGCAAAATGTTGACGTTGTTGACATGATGGCGCAAGACAATCCAGACTATCGTGCTGGTGCTGCATTAGAGGCTGCAGCACAAGGAGCAGCACCAAAGCGCACACTCGGATTGCTGGGTGATATGTTTGGTGGTGGCTCTGCCCTGGACGAGTACATGACTCCGGAGCAGAAGTCTCAGCTACAAGGACAGGGTTTGATGGCAGCGGCCATGCAACTGCTTGCGGCATCAGGCCCGAGCCGTACCCCTGTGGGACTCGGACAGGCGCTTGGTGAGGCATATGGTGCTGGTCAGAAGGGCTACACGGCAGCGCAGCAGAATCTGCTACAGAGCATGGCGATGAAGCAGAAGATGGACGAGTACAAGCGTGCGCGCGACATTGAGGCACGCATCAGTGGTGCGTTGGTTGGAGATGGCGGTGCGGTTATGCCTGGTGCTGCGATTACTCCAGATCAAGCTATCAATGCACCAGGTTTACCAGCTGGCCCTACAGTGGCACGCGCTGCCATGATTGGTACTCCTAGTGCTACTGTACCTATGAGCCAGGCAGATCTGCTATATGGCAGATACATGAACGCATCAAACATTGCGGCTCAAGCTGGCGACACTGCAAAGGCAACGGCCTACGCTACTTTGGCAGAGAAAGCTAGACCGCAGCAGGAAACTCAAGGTGAACCATATAGAGCCGAAGACGGCAACTACTACATTCGCCTAAAGTCGGGTGAACCTATTCCATACAGAGGTCCGGCTCCAGCAGCAAAGCCAGAAGGTAAGCCAGAGCAGAAACTGGTTGATGGCAAGGTGCAAATGGTTCAGTACTTCAACGACGGGACATTTAAGCCTGTATCAGGACTTGCTGAAGTAGCCAAACCAGAAGGGCAGCCGCGAATGGAAATGCGTGATGGACTGCCTAAGATGGTTCAGTACTTCAACGACGGGACAAGCAAAATACTTGAAGGCGTATCGCAATTCAATGCACCATCTACGTCAATCACTGATGTTGAGTTTTTAACTGGTAAGCCATTGGCTGGAACTGGTGCTCCTGGAATTGCCAAAGTTCAAGATTATCGTAAGTCTGGAGCAACTAGCGTATCCATCAACACTGGTGAAAAAGGATTCAAGAACGAATTTGACTTGAAAAAGGAATTTACTAACGAGCCTGTATACAAAGAATTCCAGAGCATGAAGAGTGCATTCTCGCAAGTTCAAGAATCACTCAAGAAAGAGAATCCAATTGGTGATGTAGCGGCTGCAACCAAGATTATGAAACTGCTTGATCCTGGATCAGTAGTGCGTGAGTCTGAGTTGGGTATCGCTATGGCAGCAAGCGGGAAGATGGACCGTCTGACTAACTACGTTGATATGTGGAAAAAAGGCACTCTGCTTACACCTAGCCAACGTGCTGAATTTGGTTCGCTTGCAAATGAGTTGTACAACGCATCTGCTAATGCATACAACGCAAAACGTGGAGAGTATGCTAACTTTGGTGCAAAGTACGAGATTGATGCCAATACGGCACTTGGATCAAATGCACCAGTGTTTACATTTACGCCACCAGCGGCAACGGGTGCTGCTGGACGGCCACCATTGAGTTCAATTATCCGACCACGAGGAGCACAATAATGGCTGGAGAAAAATCAGCATGGGATGAGTGGAAAGACTTAAACGCTCAAATCTTGGAGGCCAAGAAGGCTAACTACACTGATGCGGAGATTGCTCAGTTCTTGCAGACCATACCGAATATTGGCCCGCAAGTAACGACTGCACTTGAAAACAATTACGCTGCGCCTGAGATTGTCAAGTCAATCTTAGAGCGTAGGTCGCCATCGTTTGAGCAGGGCGCTCAGAAGTCCACTACAGAAAAGGCAGTGCTGACTGCGCTGCAAGGACCGACTCTAGGCTACTTTGACGAGTTAGCTGGTGCAGTTGCTGCACCTTTGCTTGCATATCAGCAGAATATTCCGCTAGGCCAGGCATACCAGCAACAGCGTGACGTAGTGCGCGGTGCGACTGAGTCATTTATGAAAGAAAGACCATTCACGTCTGCCGGTTTGCAGGGCGTTGCATCTCTCCCACTAGCGATGACCAATCTTACAAGCAGGGCAATTGGTGCTGCAACAGCGCCTGTAGTGTCTGCTGTAGAGGCGGTAGCGCCAAGGGTTGCAGCCGGTATGCAGAGCGCAGGACGCTACTTGGCTGGATCACCAGCCGCTGGTCAGACTATGGGTATGGGTCAGCGCATGGCGCAGGCCGGTGCTTCTGGCGTTGGATATGGACTCATTGGTGGAGCAGGGTCCTCAACTGGTGAGGACATAAGCCAGATCACCCAAGACGCGCTCACAAGCGCAGCCATTAGCGGCGTACTTGGACCTGTATCGCAACCAGTAATGGCTGTATTGGGAGCCGGTGGACGCCAGATTGCTGCGCGGGTATCTGATACGGCAGCATCACGTTACGCCCAGCAGAAGGTGGCAGAGGCACTGCTGCGCGACACGCCACCAGACCTATTGCAAAGCGCACTCACTATGTCGCAGGCGCGTATGGGCAAGTTAGGATCAGAAGCGCGTATTGCTGACGTTGGAGGCGCTAACGTGCGCGGATTACTGGATACGCTGGCAACCCTGCCTGGTGAGACTAAGCAGGCGCTGGAGCGTGCCATTCGTGAGCGCCAGGCAGGCCGCGCAGGGCGCTTGGTATCTGCCGCTGACGAGGCTTTAGGCGCGCAAGGCGCTCAGTTCCAGCAGAGCCTGGACGCATTCAATAATATGCGTAGAAATGAGGCCAGACCTTTCTACGATGCCATTAAAAACGCCAGCGTGACAGTTGATGACAATCTGCTCACGCTGCTGCAAAAGTCTAAAGACTTGCAGGGTGGCGCGGAGACATTGTTCCGCAGACAGACAGGTCAAGAGATCAACTTGGGGAACCTTAAAAAAGGTGATGTAGTACCTATGACGGTGTTGGACTCTGTCAAGCAGTCGCTGTACGACGCAGCACAATCAGCTAAGCAATCAGGCAGCGGAAACCAGGCAAAAGCCATTGACGATATACGAGTCAATCTGACCAGTTTTCTAGTTGACAAGTCGCCAAAACTAGGTGGTCAGTCGGCCTACAGGCAGGCGCTGGATAAGTGGGCAGGACCGTCGCAGATGATGGATGCCGCCGAACTGGGCCGAAAGGCCATGACTGGAGACATTGTCAACTTTAAGCAGGAACTAAGTACGTTGTCTGGATCAGAGATTGATGCATTCCGCATCGGTGCATTGCAGTCCCTGCGCCAAAAGACAGGAACAGAGTCAGGCCAAACATCTTTGCTGAAGATGTGGAAGGAGCCAGCTACCCAGGAGCGTCTGAAGGCAGTGTTTGAAAACGACTACCGCAAGTTCGCGTCTGCTGTAGCGCAAGAGGCACGACTGAAAGGTCTTGAGTCTGCTGGCCGTGGATCGCAAACAGCAGCGCGCCTGGCTGGTATGTCTGACTTGGATATCGCTCCTGCTATGGCTGCCGGTCAATCTGTCATGAGTGGCAATGTGCCAGGAATGATTACATCAGCAGCTAACCTGGCAAGCAGAGTCAGCACGCCAGAGCCGGTACGCAATCAGATGGGTCAAATTCTTCTATCGCGTGACCAGCAACGACTCAACGATCTTATGATGGAGTTGCAGCGTCAGGGTCGAGATCGAGCACGCGCTGCTGGTTTAGGTGGATTCACTGGTGGCGCTATAGGTAGCAATGTGCAGCCGTATGCTACTGGACTACTTGGAGACTAGACGATGGCTGAATTTACTGGATTGCTTGGTGATGCACTTGGGTATATGCAGAATCCTGTCCGCACTCCGCAGATGCGAATGCTGGGCGGTTTGCTTTCTTCTTCTTTATCAAGCCTAGACGAGTCAGACAAGCGTTACCAGGCGCTTTACCAGAAGGCATTTGCTGACAAGAAGAATCCTATGCGGGTAACAGATCCTGATGCATTGGCAGAACTTACCAGCATGACAATGAGTGGTTCTATGGGTATGGCAAGCGCTGGCGTTACCAAGTTGGCTAAAGCACCTCGCATGAGTGCTGCTGAGGCTGAGGCGCAAGGCTATTGGCATCCTATTGGAGCAGGAAAGAAGTTACCCATTCCAGTTTCAGAGATGAAGATGGAATTGCAGCCAATTGGAAATCTCCCACCAAAAATCATTGCGTCACCAGAAAAAATGCAAGGTGGTGCTATCACCCCATTTAGTGGTGATAGGTCTGCTGCTGGACAAAATCTTCTTGGCATTGGTAACACGCGATTCCAAACACCTGTAGAACTACAAGGTGGTTATGACTTCATGCGAATGCAGTCGCCAACTGGTTCTGTTTGGGCATCAGAACAAGGTGCTGCTCAGTCATTGCAAAACAGAATCAACGAGGCTGCAAAAGGAAACAGTGGAGATGTATACGGCGTATACACGGCTATGGGTCCTGAGTCGATGAATTTCAACACCATGATGTCTGATGCCCTGCTTGAACAAATGAAAGCTGGGAAGATTTCAAAGAAAAACATTGCTGCTTTTGACCGTGAAGTTAGAACATTGCGTCCAGAGTGGGCTGGAGTTATGTCACCAGAGTCTCGAGCACAACTGGAAACTAATGGCGCGTTACGTCATGCTTTCGTTAATAGGATGCAACTTGACGAGTTCCAAAATATAGGATTTCCAAACATTGCGTACACGCGATATGCCATCACTGACCCATTGCTGCTGAACGAGCCAATGTACTCTGGTGGACTTGCAATTGGGAAGATGAAACCCGAGGCTGCTTTGATCACCA